GAAACTTCGCCTGATTGATGTTGAATCATCCACCGATGGTCGAGTACGCAAGGCGTCATATGTATATGCCGACGGCGTCTCGAACATCGATACCCTGGTTGTGGCAACAAGGACCATCTCAAAGGATGGAACCTATCGTCACTCTATTAGTCTACAAACAATCCAAAAGGTTGTTGTGGACAGTGTTCTGGTCGAAGAGGCCCCAATTGAGGTCGTAATCGTCTGGAACACTCCAGGTCAGATGGAGGATACCGACTTGGTTCTCGCTATGGTAGGTACGGCTTACAGCCTTACCCACGATGGCGTCACCACAAAAGTCCCGAATTCAGGGGTCATTGACCTTATGAACCGGGGCATTGTCGGCTCCTTGTACAGCTAATGTCTTACCGCGGCGCAGAATTGCGCCTCGATGGGGCGTGTATCCGTATCTCTACGGACGACGTCCATTTCTCTCCAGAGTTCAACTATGGTAAGAACGAAGATTTCTTAAAATACTTCGTCTTTGCCTATGTTAAACTTCTCAGTGACAGTCCCTTAAAGGATACTCATGGTGAGAAGCCAGCACGCCTCTTTTGGCGTTTTATAAAACGGCTAACTACCGTTAAGCTCGCTGACACCATAAAGACCTTTTCCCAATACTCCCACGAAATACTCTCTAATGAGTATACTAGTGGAAGCGACTCTTCAACAAGAGTCTACCATAGCTTCATGAAGGATACTCCTATTTTCAAGGAGTACCTCCAGTGGCTACGGACTGGGCAACCTGAACTCCTGAAATTCATACTCTCTTTCCTCCTTTATGGGAAGAAACTTGAATATGAAGATCCTGAATTCGACGCCACCGCGTTTCGCGGTTGGCTTGAGGTTGAGGATAAACTGCGTACTCTTGTGCTGATCCCGGATGATATTGCCACATTGCGCAACATTATCCGCGTGATTCTCCCACCTCTCAAAGTTGACTTCCTGCTGCCCAAATTCGGGCCGGGGAAGGTGGCTGAGCGAGGTGTCCTCGATGTGTACGACAAGTTGGGTAACCTGACGTTACACCCGAGGCTCGAGTACGCCTTCTTCCGCGAACGCCCTCACAAGGGACGGACGCTGGCGGAGGGTTTTGGCCGCAGCCATGCGGTCGATGTACTGAAGCGTAGCTCTAGGGATTCTTCACGACTTAAGTTTGTCCCTAAGGACATAACTAAAAGCCGATCTATATGCATGGAACCAAACGTCTTCATGTACTTCCAACAGGAAGTTATGAGATGGATGACCATGAGTATAGAAGATGGAATTGCCGGTCGATTTATCGACTTGCAAGACCAAAAGAAGAGTCGTGATGCAGCTATACATGGTAGTAAATACCTGTGTACTGACACCATAGACCTGAGCTCAGCATCGGACAGCGTTAGTGTGGAACTAGTCAGGCGGATTTTTCCGCAGGACTACCTCTTCTACATGCTTGCAACTCGAACTTCTCATGTTGAGAAATTAGGGAACCAAGTTACAATTAGTGTGGAGAAATTTGCCCCGATGGGATCAGCAGTTTGCTTCCCAACGCAGTGCATAATCTTCACAGCTGTATGTATTTATGCTGCCCTGGCTGTCCACGCAGGAGAGCCAACCGATAGCAGAGTCTTCTCATGTGGGACCATACGCGATTTTATCGCGAACGGGTTCCATATGGAAAGATCTCGAAGCACACCCTTTACGGGGCGCTTCGAGCCACCGGTTGTATACGGCGATGATATTGCGGTTGATACAAGAACAACCGACAGTGTCATCTCCATCCTCACCCGTCTTGGCTTTACGGTGAACAGATCAAAATCTTTCACTGGTTCGATGTCATTCCGTGAATCTTGCGGGGTGTATTCGTTTGAAGGTCACGATGTGACTCCGGTACAGTTCCATATACCGTTCTTCAAAAAAGGGCGGTGGGACGCAAAAGTTTATGCCTCCATAATTGGAGCATTAAACTGGCATGGTGACAACGGCTATCACGGCGTTGCTACCTACCTTCTTAGCACTCTACTGGATTATGGGTTTAATTACCCTATTCCATTTGTGGAGGATAAGAATTTGTTCGGCGTCTATACTACACGGAAACGTGCTAATAGGCCCGAGGTCTCCAGAAACCGCTTTGGTAAACAGCCATACATCGTTAAGATGTTGACTCCATACCAAACTGTCGAGGAGATTGTGCAGGGGATTGGTCCTCGAAGGGTCCGTAAAGAACCGGATCCTGAGAGTAACCTATGGTTCTCGCGAGAGGACTATAGGAAAAACCAATGGTGGAGAAGCAAGGTACGAGATGTAACCTTGCTCCCCGATAGTAAGGGGAGTAGTCTGCGTATCCGGCCTCAAGAAACGAGGCTCGAGGGGATTTGGACACCTCTCGAATAGCAAACTAAAGTAGCGGGGAATGAGATCGACGTTGAATAAGTTGATCGCAGGTGCGACGCTTACA